CCCTCGCGCGCGTTATTATTAGTATTATATATATTATATTAATATATAATATATATATCTTTAATATATAAGCACAGCCGAAGATCAGTAGTTCTTAATCGTGTGAGTTCTTTGCTACGGTGTAATATTATGTTGTAAATGTTTTATTCTTATAGCTTTACACCTGTTTTAAACTTCCAAAAGTACTATCTTAAGTATAATTTGTCAAAAAACAGGCAAAACACCCCTTTTTTGGACATAAATGAACAAAAATGAACAGACCTTTTAAAAACGGCAATTTTGGGGTGTTTTGGGGTCAAAATCGAGGGCAAAAGGGATCTTGTTCGGGCAAAATTGGACAAGAAAGTGGCGAAAAACGGGGTTGAAAAGGTGGTTTTGGCGTAGTTTTGGCGAAAATCAGAGGGATATAACAAGGCGATAGTATTGGTTTTGTTGGTTATTGTGGCAGATGTTGCTCGGGATTGTCACCCGTAAGGGTAGGTTAAAGGGTACCCTACCCCGGTTCTCCAGGGGGAATTAAGGGGCGACTGTCGGACAAATTTAGGAAAGAACGATGTGAAAGTGGGCAAAAAAAACAAAATAAAATAAAAAAAATAAAAAATATATACAGCTGGTTACAGTTGGTTACAGTTTGTTGTAAGGTGTTGAGAAATAACGAGTTATATATTCTTTTTCTTTGACATTAGTGTTGAAAAGATGTATAAAGGGGGTGTTTAGAAGAGATAGTGTTTGTTTTGGTCTCGCTGTAGCGAGAAAGCATAAAGAATGTGAGGATTGTTATGGGTTGTTAATATTATTTTTTTTTGGGAAGGTGGCGGAATTGAGACGCGAGACGAGTGCTTCTCTTTGGGTTGGATTATAAGTTGCGCACTGACTTGATCTGTAAACTAAGCCCAGTGCAGGAATCGAATCCTGTCCTTCCTCTATGTGTTATAGAGCCTTCACTCGGCTCTGGTAGACCAGTATGCGTTTAGGTGATTCTTGCACTTATCTAGAGAAAGACTTGAAGTGACTAGCGTAAGAGGGAGGTGAATAGGGGTTGCAAACCCTGAAGACCTGCCCGCCGGCCATTACCGAGTGAATGTTTTTGAGATGTTGATTGCCTTGGGATTGAGCATGCCTTTAGTGAGGTCCGCTTGATAAGAGACTTAGGCTTATACCGGAGATCTAAGGTTGTCAATGTTTCACGGGGAATGAGATGATGTTTGGACATTCAGGTGTTATTATCCTCCTTGCTTGAATGTTTGGTGCCTGGTTTGGCTGTTGGGGTTGGCCAGGCACGCTTTTTGAATGAGGATGAACTCTCGCTGTAGCGAGAAAAAAAAGGCAATATGAAAGCGATGGTTGAAGATTCTATACAAACAACAGATTTTAAGTTGGGTAATGTTTACGCAGCAAAGATTTTTGAAGAGTTTGCAGCATGGTCTGCACCACGACATGATGATGAGATTATGATGTTACCAGTTTGGTTACAGGTTATAATAAAATAAAAATGAACGATTGACAATTTAGTTGATTTAGAGCCGCTGGGGTTTGGAGTTTGGCCACTTTGAATTTTCGGCATTGAAGGCACAACAAGGTGTACACCCCTTGTTGTGCCTTTTTTTGTGTCGTTGGCGGATTCCTGCGTTGCCCTAATAAGGTGCGCAGGCATGATTTTAAGGCGGCGCCAAGAATGGCGCCCGTACAAACTGCGTTGAGGCATGGGAAGCGGGGGATTTATGAGTGAGGATGGTTTGAGTCGTGTGGATGAGGCGGGGATTTGGCTTGCTGAGAAGGACAGCGGGATGACGTTGCGGGAGATTGGCGAGAGGCATGAGGTTTCTCCTTCAACTGTTCAGAAGTGGGTTAATTTGGAGATGGTTCGGCTTGAGAGGCCTAATACTGAGAAGATGCGGGTTGAGGTTGTTCGGAAGTATGCGCGGGTGGAGAAGCTTGCTGATGATTTGATGAACTTGCGTGTTGATGCGGATCCTGAGATTGAGCAGGTTAATCAGGCTAAGCGGATTCGTGGTGCGGAGTTGATGTTGAAGGTTGAAGAGGGTCGCCGGAAGATGTACGGGCTTGATAGCGCTGTTAAGACTGAGCTTACTGTTAATCCTTACGGCGGGAAGAGTCGCGAACAGCTGACTAAGTTGATTGGGGTTAAGTTGCCGGCTGGGGTGCAAAAAAAATTTTTAAAACAGGTTGAGGAACTTCCCGATGTTGAGGATCTTCCGAAGGTAGAGACTGATGGATGATAATGAACTTGAATTATTATATGCGTATGCAAAAAAGGATTTTGACACATTTTTTAGGATAACGGTTCCTGGTGAGGATTATCGTTATGGTAAGCATACGCATAAACTTATTGATATATGTCAAGATTGTACGGAGGCTATCGAACGGGGTGAGACGAAATATGTAATATTTAACATTGCTCCTCGGCATGGGAAGAGTGACATTGTTTCAAGGCGGTATCCGGTTTGGCATCTGGGTGATCATCCTAATCATGAGGTGATCCTTGCTTCGTATGCGAGTGAGCTTGCGACTGAGTTGTCAGGCAACGCTAAGGATTGTTTTAAGCAGTGTGTTGATGCGCTGATGTTCTGGGAATTGAAGCTTTCTGGTGATACGCACAAGAAAAACTCTTGGGGAATTGCGGGCAAGAAAGGGTTGATGAATGCGGTTGGTCTGGGTGGATCGGTTACTGGTAAGGGTGCGCATCTACTGATTATTGATGATTATTGCAAGAATAGGGAAGAGGCGGAGAGTCTTGCGAAGCGTGATAGGGCATGGGAAGCTTTTAGGAACGATTTGCTTACTCGTCTTAGTCCAGATGGACATGCGGTTGTTATTGCTGCTACGAGATGGCATGAGGATGATTTGGTTGGGCGGATTCTTGAAGAGATGAAGAATAACCCTGAGTTTCCGCGGTTTGAGGTGATCAGCATGCCAGCGCAGAATGAGGATGGAAGCTATTTGTTTCCTGAAAGGTTTTCGCCGGAAATGTATTTGGCGTTTAAGGCTTTGGTTGGTTCTTATGGTTGGCAGAGTTTGTATCTACAGGATCCTAAGCCAAGAACGGGTAACATGCTGCGGGTTGATCTGACTCATGTCATCAATGTTGAAGATTTGCCTGCCGGTTTGGAATGGTGCAGATCGTGGGATCTTGCAAGTTCTGAAAAAGAGCGGGCGAAGACAGATCCTGATTGGACTGTCGGTACAGAATCGGCTTATGACAAGCCGAATAATAGAATTTATGTGAGAGATGTTGTGCGAGGTCAGTGGACCGCGCTGACCAGAGACAGAAGAATTAAAGAAGTTGGTTTGAGTGATCGAGCCAATGGTACAACAACGACGTATGTCGAATCGGTTGCGGGATATAAAGATGCTTATGTGAGAATAAAAAAAGACCTTGCCGGCATTCAAAAAGTTGTCAAAGTCACTCCAAAGGGAGATAAAGTTGCGAGAGCATCCGTAACGATTGAAGCGCCTTTTGAAGCTGCGAAGGTTTATATTGTGAGAGCAGAGTGGAATGGTGTTTGGCTTGATGAGTTTGCAGTTTTTCCGAAGGGAAAACATGATGACATGGTTGATAGTTTGGTTAACGGAGTGTACAACAAAATGAAACATGGCGAGAATTTAATTACAAGTATACTGTTTGGGGGTATGTAATGGCGTTTTTTGGAATGATTAAAACAAAAAAAGACTCAACTGACGATGCGATTGTTATTAATCCCGGGTATGGCGAGTTTATACCTATCTGGAAAGCACAGATTGCTTCTTATGCTGGGGAAACTGCAATTAAGAAGGCTGGTGAGACTTATTTGCCTCTGCCGTCCGGTAAGATTCCACAGAAGTCGAAAGAACCTAAATATGTTGCTGAATATTATGCTGGTTATATTGCCCGGGCGGATTTTCCCGAGGCTCTACAGGAGGGAGTTTCATCAATGACCGGTATGGTTTTCGAGGATGCCGGAATTGTGGAGTTGCCTGAGGGATTGAAGTATTTGTTTGATGTTACTACCTCTAAGGGGGATAGTCTTAAAACTGCTATGCGCTATACACTGCAACGTCAGTTGATCACTGGAAGGATTCTTGCTTTGTGGACAGTGGATACGGTTAATAATAATCTTAAGATGGTTTTTTATGATGCATTGAGCATATTGGATTGGCATTCTGACAATGCTGGCAATGTTGTTGCGATAACTCTTGATGAAAGTAGCAATCAGTTTGTTGATGGCAAGTGGGAATGGGTGGCCAAATATCGGGTGATTGGCATTGATGCTGCTATGAATTATTACAATGCTATTGTTTCAGATACAACCCGCTTCAATTTTGCAAGTCCCGAAGGTGCGAAATATGACAATTTACATGGGATAGTATATAAAAATGGAATACCTGGAATTATATTTAATTCTACTAATATTGGTGGTAGCACTGAGATACCTGTAACACTAAAAATTACAGAATCGGCAATAAAGGCTTATATTAACAGCGCCGATTACGAACAGTCCTTGAGTCATACCGCGCAACCCACACTTTACACAATTAATTGCAAACTAGATCCCAGCGTTACATTGTGCCTTGGCGCCGCAGTCGCTTTGGGTGTTGAGAATCCCGAGGGTAAACCTGAAATTGGTTATCTTGAGACACAAGGTGTTGGTCTTGCAGCTTTGTGTACCGCAATTGAAAATCATAAAAAAGAGGCGCGCAAAAATATAGAGTTAATTGAGAATGCAGCCGAGGCCGGCGTTGCGCTTAACACCAGGTTGTCAGTCAAAACAGCATCTCTCCAGAACGTAGCACTTACACTTGAGCAGGGATGGGTGCAGTTGTTGAAGATGGCTGCAACGTGGATGAATGCCGGAGATTCAAAGATTACAGTCAAGGTTAACACAGACTTCCGGAAAGACAACTTACTGCCACAAGATATAGTCCAGCTTGCTGCAATGATCCCTAGTGGCGCATATTCGAAGAGGGATCTTTTCTTTATCCTAAAAAAAGCAAAATTAACACAATTTGAGAAATTTGACGAATGGGACGCGGTAGTTGAAGAGAATGGGATTCCGGCAACAATTATACAGGATGTGACAGATGCCAACAGTCAATGAAAAATTACATAGTGATCTTATTGAGCATGGGCTTTATCTGGATCGTGTTTCTTCAGACATTCGCAGGGCTATGGTTGCAGAAGTTGACAAGACTGCGAGTGACTTGAGAGGTCTGATGTCTCAGTTGTATGACATTGAGAGCAAAGGCAAGTTGACAAAGGGTTATAACGAAGGAATGGCGGCCTTGCAGAAAAAGATTGCGAATGTAAGAGCTAAGGGTTTTGAGAGTGCGCGGGTTCAGAGTCTGATTGATTTTGAGAAGTTAACGCAGGTTGAGGCGGCTTATATTAAGGGTGCAGTTGAACGAAACATTCCTGCTGAGTTGGGATATAGCGCGAAGGCTGTTGCGGGAACTGCGGTTAAGAACATTGTTGCCTATGGTGCTTTTTCTGGTGACGACATGGGGCAATGGTATCAGAAGTGGCAAGTTGCGGATCTAAACAGGATTATGAGCACGATTAAGAACGATCTAGCACAGGGACTGACGGTGCACGATGTCGAAAGGCATTTGTTCGGGACCAAGGCCGCAAAATACACGGATGGGATTTTGCAAGATACTCGGAACGATGCGGAAAGGCTTGCGAGGACAGTCAGCAATGGCGTGAGCAATGCAGCGCGGATGGAGTTTTATGAGGCAAACAGTGATGTGGTTGGTTCGGTTATGGTTTCGGTGGCATTTGACGGTCGCACTTGTGATTATCACTTCGGCATCGCTGGGAATGTTTACAAGATTGATAATCCTGCGAAACCAACGTTTCCGGATCATCCGAATCAGCGGACGTTCTATTCGCCGGTTGTTGACGGGATGGCGGTAATTGGTGACAAGCCGTCTGTGGGTGGAAGGAATTTCAGGAAGGCAGCTAAAGAAGATTATCTTAAGAATGCCAAGGCTAAGGGTCTGAGCGATAAGGATGCGCGCGGTAAGTGGAACAATTTGAGTTCCAAGTATAAGAACAGGCTTCAGAACGTACAGCGAGAGAATTATGCGGGCGAGGTGTTTGGGAGTGAACCTGCTGGAATGAGTGGTGATGCCTGGTTGAGGAAGCAGAGTGTTGAGCTTCAGAATGATGTTCTGGGGGTTAAGAAATCAAAGATTTTTAGGGAAAAGGGGTTGACGCTGAGCGAGATGATGGATGGAAACCGAAGAAAGTTGATGACGGTTACAGATTTGGAAAAGAAAAGCGTAGTAATACCGAAAATCAAGCCGGTTGCGGTACCAGGGAAAAAGTATACAAGCACGAATGAGGTTTTTAAGAAGGTGTCGTATCAAGGGATTGATGAGGGTTATGCAAAGGATATTGATGCGAGATTTTTGGATTTGGAAAACAGTTATCCGATAAACGAGGGTAATATAAATGTTAGTACTGCGAAAGCTAAAAGCTGGATAGGTCATAGTCTTTCCCAGGTCACGCAACGAAACCATAACGGTAAAGATTTTTTATTTTATGATGACAATATCGTTTTGAACAAGGTTCTGCTGCAAAATAAAAAGACTGCGAAAGCTACACATCTAACAAACTATAGAGGACGAGGTTCGAAATTAAGGAGTGACCTAGTAACGATAGATCATGAATATGGACACCAAATTGACAATCATTACAACATCCTGAAAAATCCAAAACTAAGAACAGCAGTAAATAAATTCAGGGGTGGAGTTGAGTATAATGGAGAAGCTAATTTAAGAAACGTGCACAAGACAATAAATAATTTTGTCAACCACGGCTCAAGCAAAATGTCAAAGGAAATGTTTAGAGAAATGCAAGCAGATTTGGGTCTTTCTAAGGCCGGCATGAAGAGCAAAATAAAATCAGAATTTGGAAGCTACGCAGCAACAAGTGTGGATGAATTTTTTGCCGAGGGTTTTGCCACTATGCGCCATTTAAAAGAAATTGAAAAGACGCCTTTTATAAAGGATTTCGAGAAGTTGTTTAACAAAAAATTTGATGAGGTAATTAGAAATGCAAGCAATTAATGGGAATGATATGACTCAAGAAGACTATGATGACATATACTCAAGGATAACAGAGTTGCAGTTGTTGGAAATTGACGGGGAAGATCATGCGGAAGAGTTGAAGAATCTGAAAGCCAAGATTGAGTATGAGGAAATTTAAGAAAGGCGCCAAGAATGGCGCCCGTACGGGGCAATAGAAAAAAAAGAATTTACGAGGGGCGGGATGCTCTTCATGAACAACAACAAGAGCGGGATGCTCTGAAATGGAAAATGAGATGCTAAAGTTCAAATTGAGTGCTGAGGAAATTAAGGCTTTGCCGGAAATTCTTCAGAAGGAATACAAGGCGATTGAGGGTGAGGACGGGATGTTTTTGCTTGATGCACCTGGTGAGAGTAACGAGGCGATTGCGAATCTGAAAGCTTCTGTCAATTCCGAAAGGAAGTTGAGAGAGACCGCGGAAAAGCAATTAAAGGATGTTGCAAGGAATGATGATGCGTTCACTCAGATGAAGTCTGATTATGAGGAGTTGAAGAGTTCTAAGGGCGATGATGCCTGGAAGCTTCAGGAAAAGAACCTCAAGGCTGAAATTGTTAAGCGTGATGGACAGATTAATGATTTGACCGGGAAGGTTGACACTATGACGTCTGCGCATCGTAAAGATTTGTTGCATCAGACTATGACTTCTATTGTGCCAGAGACTGTTAGAAAAGGTGCTATGAAGGACATTTTGTTACGAGCCGAGAGAGATCTTGAGTATTCTGATGATTTGAATGGTGGCAAGGGTGGATTTATGGATGCAGAGTCCGGGCTTGAAGTTAAGGACTGGTTTAGTGGCCAGCTCAAAGAGTCCGAACACTGGCTGCAACCAAGTATTTCTTCTAATCCCCCAGGGAATCTGGACGGAAATGGAGATAAAGGTCAGTCTGCTGCATATCAGCAGGCCAAACAGACAGGAGACGTTACCAAAATGGTAAGCAGTGCTCCTGTCATTGCATAAAGGAAATTAAATAATGGCTACAATAACCGGATATGGATTGTCAAATGTAAAGAGAGATTTGTCTGATGTTCTAAGCACAGTGATTGCTAAGGCACCCCGATTTATTTCTCGTTTTAAGCTAGTTGATCCAGCGATGGACACAAAGCACGAGTGGAATGAAGATTCATTGTCCCCTCGAACAATCAGCATGAATGCAATTGGAGTATATTCAGATCCAACATTCACGTTGAAGATGAGCGCGGCAGATTATGCTGCAATCAAAGTTGGTACAGTCTTGAGACCACAGGGCAGTGCAGCTGTCTTACAGGTTACAGCGAAAACATCTGTAACTAATGTTGCAGCAGTTGCGATTGCGCTTAATGGAGTAACAGCAGCAGCAGGTTTAATTGCTAATACAACAGTTCTTGACATTGTTTCTACACCTCAGAGCGAGGGCTCAAACAATGGCGATGGCGAGGATGCAGTTCGCGTAAACGCAAACAACTACAACTATACTCAGATCATCAGAAAAGAGATGATTTTGACAGGTACTGCATTGGCTAAGAAAATCTATGGCAATGTTGACAATTCTGTTAATGCACAAACTGCATTCAAAATGCAGGAGTTCATGCGAGACATGAATCGCATGTCTATTTGGGGCATTCGAACAGCATCGTCAGGCTCTGTTTTGGGTCAGTCCGGCGGATTGTACAACTTCGCTACAGCAACTGGTGGATTATCAGTGACTCCTGCTACAGCTCTAGATTTGTCAAGCAAGTTTGTCAATGATGGTGCTGAAAAGGTTCTTGCAGCGGGTGGAGATCCAAATTTGATTCTTTGCTCAATTCTTCAGGCGCGTAAATTGTCTGCTGAATATGCAAGCAAGCTGCAGGTTGTTGTTGATGACAGCAAGACTGGTCAGTTTGTTGCAACAGTCAAGAATGACGTTACCGGTCAGTTAATGACAATTATGGCAGATTATGATGTTGTTGTTGACGAGGCATGGGTTCTTGATGATAGCGGTTTTGGTTTGAGTTTTTATCGGCCACTGGAAGATGAAGACGCAACTACGGCAGGTTTTGACGGAATCAAGAGAAGTATTCTTGGTGAAGTTACGTTTGAATTCAAGAATGCTCTTGCACGCTGCGCGCGGATCAAGGGTCTTTCTACAAGCTAGGATTGAATTATTATGATTAGAACAATAACAACAGATGCGAATAGCAAAGTGGTTATTGGGGATGAAGGGAGGGCTTCGTTCCCTCTCTTCATCTGCGATGCTGATGCTATTAGTGGCTACAATAAGAAGTTTGATGTTAATAAGGCATTAGCTGACGTTGAAAGCGCTGGCGAAGTTCCTGGAACTTCGGAGAAGGTTAAGGAACTTGGGGCGGTTGCCGAAGGTTTGTCGGTTGTGGTTGATAAGCAGAAGGCT